CTGCCATGCAGACGCCTACCGCTGTCGCGGTCGACGGCGTCATCCCTCTTGGCAGTCTTATCCGCCGCTACGGCTGTGATGTGGCACTTAACGGCAACGCTGTCAACATCACCGGTGCCGGTTACTACGATGTCGACGCCTCTGTCACCGTCACGCCTACCGCTGCCGGAACCGTCACTATTACGCTTTACAAGGACGGCGTCGCCGTCCCCGGCGCGACTGCCTCCGAGACTGCTGCCGCCAACGGCACGGTCGATCTCAACATTCCGGCGCTTGTGCGTCAGGTCTGCTGCGCGGCAGGGTCCGCCCTGACGCTGGTGCTCACCGGTGCCGCTGCTACGGTCAATAATGTGGCGCTGCGCGTGCAGCGGATCTGAGAGGTGCACGATGGTGCAGCTCTTGATCGGGATGCTGCTTGGCGCGATGGTGGCCACGCCCACAGGGCGCAGCATCGGCAATCAGATCGGCGACGCGGCGATTGCTGAGATTAAAAAAGTGATGCCGAGGCCGACCACAGAAAGCGAGGGAGAAAATGAAACTAATTGAAAAACTCTCCGAAATGATCGACGAAGAGATCGAGGACGCGAAGAAATACGCGAAATGCGCGCTCAAGTACAAGGACGAGCGTCCGGCACTGGCGAAGACGTTTTACGATCTTTCCGGCGAAGAAATGCGGCACATGACCATGCTGCATGCAGAGGTCGAGGCGGTCATCCAGAAGTACCGGCAGGAGCACGGCGAGCCGCCCGAGAAAATGAAAGCCATCTATGACTATCTGCACGAAAAACAGATCGAGAGAGCTGCCGACGTCAGACGCCTGCAGGACATGTATCGCGGCGCGTGACTGTGTTCGCGACTGTGTTCATGCAACCGCCAACAACCGGCAACAACCGAGAGCAACCGGCAGTTTAAAAAACAAGAAAAAGCCTTGATAACACTGGTTTTTCCAGTATTATCAAGGCTTTTTGATTTGGCGCAGCAGGAGAGATTCGAACTCTATTTAATTCGTGGAATTGCAAGGGTAAAATACATTCTGTGTTCGCGGGTGTGTTCATGCGCGAGAATATTAAAAATTCTCCTGCATCTTCTCTTCGGCGGCTTTGATGGAGTTTTGCCGGACGTGGGTATAGATGTCCATCGTCGTGGAGAGCTGGGCGTGGCCGAGAAGGGCCTGCATTGTCTTAAAGTCGACGCCGCACTCATAGAGGGCGGTTGCGTAGCCGTGGCGGATCTGATGCGGGGTAACCGTGACGCCGGATGCCTGTTGATACTTTTTGTACGCATCGAAAAAATGGTCGTCCGTCATGGGCTCGCCATTGGGCTCGGCGAAGAGGTAGCCTTTGGGCAGGCGCTTCGGCAGCAGCTTGTCGAGAGCGTCGAGGAGCGGCACTTCGCGCGTGCCCTTTTCGGTCTTTGGCTGCTTGATCTGCGCATGGTTGCCGACGTAGTACACGGATTTCGAAATGCTGATCCGCTTTGCCTTGCGGTCGATGTCCGCGCCGGTGAGGGCCAGCGCCTCACCGCGGCGGCAGCCGGTATAGTAGACCAGCGCCGCAAACAGGCCGAAGGGAGTATCTTTGGCGTGGGCTTTGATAAGCTTGACCTGGTTTTCGTCTGGCGGCATGCGGTACGTCACTTTTAGACCCTTTGGCAGGCGCAGCGCCTCGGCAGGATTATAAGGCAATGCGCCTTGCACAACGGCAAAGCGCAAAATCTGCCTGATGATCTGCAACTGCGTCGCAGCTGTTTTGCGGGCACGAGTGGCCGAAAAGTCGTGGATGTAAGCGTCGATCATCTGCGCGGTGATCTCCGAGACCTGGCAGTCGCCGAACTTGTCCTTCGCCCGCTTGAGGGCGGGGCGGTAGTTTTTGGTGGAGTTGTGCTCGAGCGTTGGCTCGATCTCATCCCACCATCTGTCGGCGAGCGCGGCGAAAGTGGTCGACTCTTTGGCTGCTTGCTGAGCCTCGGACTCGGCGGCGGCGAGGTCGAACGCCTTGACTTTTTCCCAGACCTCGCGGTCAGTCTTGCCGCGGAAGGCTTTGCGCTTGCCGTTGATGCGGATGATCGTCTCATGCAGGCCGTCTGGCCGGACGTAGTATTTCGGATATTTGGCCATATCAGCCGCCCGCGCACTTTTTGCACGGCGTCAGACCGGCGTTTTGAGCATCGGAGAGCGTGACCTCGTAATAGTCGCCGTCGTTACAATGTGAGTCGTAGTGATAACGCTTGCCGGTCTTGGTGCGATAAACCTTGCGCTCGTTTTGCGTGGCGGGCTGTGAAGCCTGCGCGTTTGTGTCCGTCTTGGTAGACGGCTGAGGCGCGGGGGCAGGGGTTTCGGTCGGTGTAGACGGCGTGGTCGTTTCAGGCTTGGTCTCGGTCGATGTAGACGGTGCAGGTATGTCTGTCTTAGTGGTCGTCGTGGTCTTGGTAGAGGTCGATGGCTTGACTGTCTGCTCCTGACGGGTAGAGGGCGTGTCATCCTTATCCTTGGACGAGTCGTCGCCGCCGCCCGTGACGACGCCGATGAGCAGCAACAGCGCGGCCGCGCCACTGACAATTGCGGGAACTTTTTTCTTTCTTCTTGTGCGGGCCATTTGAGCCGCCTCCTCTACCTGATCTTTGCTGTAGTCTTTGACATCGCTGATGCCGGTGCCGGGCAGCGTCGCGGTCGTGCGCATGCCGCCGTTGGCCTTTTTGGTGACGCGGTAGAATTTATTGCCGACGCTGTAGCCGACGCCGGACTTCGAGAGATTGATGCGCAGCGGGCCGAGCTTAAAGCTTTTGCGGTATCGTCTGCCCATATGACGCTTCCTTTCCGGTGTCCGATTTGGACACCGTTTTTATTTACCAGCCGTTTCGACCAAAAAGGCCAGACGGCGCTGGTACAATGATGGTGCAGGCGCAAGCCTGCCGCCCTCTCTGGTGTTGCAGAGGCGGAGAGGGCGATTTTTTTAACGGAGGGACCTATCATGCATGAGCCAAATGACCGCGGCAAGTCCGCAGATCTCCAGCGCATCCAAGACAAGCTCCGTCACCTGACGCCCGAGAACCGGGCGCGGTTTACTGATTTTCTTGCTGAGTTATCAAAAAGTCCAGATATTCTTCCGCCTGCTTGCGCCGTTCCGGCGCAAGAGCGCTGATTTTTTGCAGCAGCTCGTCGTCTTCGGACGGCGGGCTGCTCGTTGCTTTTTCGCCCAGCAGGTCGGAGACGGTGCAGCCAAGATATTGCGCAAGTAGCTGAATTCGCTCGACAGACGGTATCCGTCCTCGATTTGTAATGTCGCTCATCAGACTTTTTCCTGCTCCGCTTTCTGCGCAGGCATTTGTCGGCTTAACGCCTTTTAATGCACAGTATTTCTTTACATTCTGCACAAAAAGCTCGGTCTCCATTGCAGTGTCCTCTTATATAGAAATTGGGTATTCTTACGAAAAATCCGCGAACGCGAATTATAGTATTGACTTTCCGCGAACGCGGATTTATCATAAATTTACAGTTTAGGGAACGAACAAAAGAAAGGCGGCGAAACAATGTTTTACCGTATCCGCAGAATCGAGCTTGACAACACGGCTGAGATCTGCTGGCGCGCAAAGCGCAGCGAGATCTTCGTCACGAGCCAGGACTTGAGGACGGGCGGCATTTACCAACTTCGCACCGGAAAATTGTACGTTGTCGAATCGAAAGAAAACTGAACATACGGAGCGGCCGGTGCGCGGCAAATGATTGGGTACTCTTGCTGTTTCTCTCCCTGGGCTATCACTTGGATGGTCTCCTCCACTGCCAGAAGGACGTTCGACTCGTCCTCGCTCCCCCGTTCTTTTTCTTTTTGACTGGGTATCAATTTACAATTTAGAGAGTATCACGACACGGCGAAAAAATCAAGAGGAAGAAAGGAGCCGATATTTTGCTGAAGCTGAATGTCAAGGCGATGCGCGAGCGCAAGGGCGTCTCCCAGAGCTACCTTGCCAAGCATCTGTGCGTAACGGTGCAGACCGTGAGCGCCTGGGAGCGCGGCGTGAACGCGCCGTCGTCCGAGACGCTGCCGCAGATCGCGCAGCTGCTCGGGTGCACGATCAACGATCTTTATCGAGACGAAAGGAGCGAGTAAACATGCCGCGAGAGCGAGAGGATTTCCGCGACCAGCTGCAAGCGCTGCGCGAGCGCTACGAAGGGCAGGAGGTGCTGACGCTGGCGCAGAGCTGCGCACTGCTGGGCCTCAGCCGAGATGCACTGATCAACGACAAGGCCTTCCCCGCCAAAAAGGTCGGGAAGAACTATATCATCCCGATCGTGCCGCTGGCACGGTGGATGTCAACCTGGTAACACCATAGCACAGAAAGGAGAAAATATCCATGCATCCCGAATACCCAAATTTATACCAAAGGGCAAGAAAGGCTACCCGATTATCGCAGGAAGAGGCAGCCGAGCGGCTTGGACTTTCGGCGGAAAGTCTGAAACAATATGAGAGCGGCCGACGCGTGCCACCAGACGGCGTAGTCGCGAAGATGGTTGAGGTCTATGATCTTCCGTGGCTTGCGCTGGAGCACAGCCGTGCGACGGATCAGCTGGGCGTGCTGCCGGAGGTGGAGGCAAAGACGCTGCCGGTGGCGACGATCGCGCTGACTAACCGGCTGAGAGACGCGGCGGACTGCATCAACGGACTGCTGCGTATCGCCGAGGACGGCGTGATCGACGAGAGCGAGCGCTCGGAATTCGACGTCATCGTGCAAGAGCTGCGCGAGACCATCGCCGCGGCCTATCAAGTGATCTACGCCGATGGTGCAAAAAAAGAACGCCCCGACGTTGGCGCGTCGAAGCGTTCCGTGTCTCAGGCGGTCAAGCCTGAAAACGATTGCAAGAACAGTATAGCATACTCACGCGGAAATGCAAGCCCCGTTTTGGCAAAGGGGGTGTATGCACGATGAGCGGATGGGCAATTTTCTTTACATTCGTCGGCGTGGGTACGTTGGTGACGAAGTTTTTGGACTTTGTAGAAGTCATTGGAGGAGATGCACATGGCAGCAGAAAAAGACACACGGCCATGCGATGACATGAGCGATAGCCGGATCAAGTCTGGCCGGAAGCAACGCTTCACGGTGCTCTACAAGAGCGCCATCGAGGACAAGCGCCTGCCGCTGGACGCGCGCGGGCTGCTCGCCATCATGGTCGGCCTGCCGGACGGCTGGCAGTACTCCGTCAAGGGCCTCGCCGCTTATGTCGGCGTGAGCAAGGATACCATCCGCAGGCTGCTCGAAAAGCTCGAAAAAGTGGGGTATTTAACCCGCGAGCAGACGCACGACGAGAATGGCCATTTTGCCGGAAACGTCTACGTTTTGCAAGATGAAGCACCACCGTTGTCGGGAAACACCGACAACGGTGAACACCGACAACGGGAAAAACCGTCATCGGGTTTTCCGACCCAAATAAATACTAAAAGAACCAAAGAAGAAAAGAAACAAACCCCTATAACCCCCGCGGAGGTCGAAAAGTGCGTCGTGGATTACTGCGGCGAGGACGATGAGCTGCGCGAGGCGATCATGGGGCTGCTGGAGAACCGGATCAAGATCAATCGGCGGAAAGCCGTCGAGACCGAGCGCGCTATGAGCGGCATCCTGCGGAAGCTGGATAAGCTGTCGGACGGGCGGCGTGAGGTGAAGATTGCGCTGCTGGACAAGGCGATCAGCATGAATTGGCTGACCGTCTACGAGCTCAAGCCGGACGAGATGCCGGAGGTCAGGACGGAGGGCAGCGCGGCGCTGCCGCTCGGCTGGGGGGTGTGAGCATGGCAAACACGACGAAGGTGCAGCCGGGGCTGGAAGCCGAGACCGCGGTCATCGGCGCGATGGTCGCCGCGCCGGAGATCGTCAAGGACGTGCTGTTTGCCGTCCGCGAGCAGGATTTCCGCATCGAGATCAACCGGCAGATCTTCCGCGCGGCCCGCGACCTGTATCTGCGGGCAAAGCCGGTGACGCCGGTGACGATCCGCGACAAGGTCGGCAAGGAGTCGAGCGAGTATCTCGCGCAGCTGCTTGAGATCACGACGACCAGCGCCAACTGGCGCGAGTATGCCGCCATTATGGCTGAGCAGGCCAGCATGCGGCGCATGCAGGAGCTTGCGATGCAGGTGGCCGCAGCCGGCACGGCGCAGGAGTGCCGCGAGCTGGCGGCGAAGCTCCAGCAGGAGCAGAGCGGCGGGCGGCAGATCACGGCCTACACGATGGAGGACATGATCCAGGACTTCGCGGCGCGGCAAACGGCCAAAGATCCGGTGCGATACGTCCGCTATGGTCTCGCCGAGGTGGACGCGGGCACATACACGCAGCCGGGCGACGTGGTCATCATCGGCGGATACCCCAGCGACGGCAAGACGGCGCTGGCGCTGCAAATGGCACTGCGGATGGCGCGCGAGTGGCGCGTGGGTTTCTTCTCGCTGGAGACTGACCGCCGGAAGGTAACTGACCGCGTGGTCGCCGCGCTGAACGATATCAGCTTTACGGCCATCAAGCGCCGAGAGCTGACGGACAAAGACTGGGAGCGATTCGCGGCCAAAAGCGCCGAGGCCGCCGCGCTCAAGTTCACGCTGATCGAGGCGGCCGGGTGGAGCGTCAGCGATATTACCGGCGCGGCCGAGGCCTATGACTTTGACGTGATTGTCATCGACTACGTCCAGCTGATTCGGCCAAGCTCGACGCGCGTCATGCGCAGCGAGCAGGTGGCGGAGATCTCCCGCGAGCTGCACGCCTTTGCGCAGAGCCGGAAAAAGCTCGTGATCGAGCTGGCGCAGCTGACGCGCGAGGACCGCGTCGCGGTACCCAAAAAGGGCAAGCCGCAGCAAAACGAGCCGCGCATGAGCGACCTGAAGGAGTCCGGACAGCTGGAGCAGGATGCAGACATGATCTTCATGGTCTACCGTCCCGTCGAGGGCGGGGATTATGACCCGGCGAAGTCGCGCTTTTTGCGCATCGTGAAGAACAAAGAGGGCCTGCTGCTGCGCACGCTGCTGTGGTTTGACGGCGACAAGCAGACCTTTACGCCGATGACGATGGAGACGGCGCACGAGGTCGAGGAGGACCGGAAAATCATGGAGCGCAATGCCCGCAACGAACGGATGAGCGGCGCCAAGCGCCGGTAGAGAAAGGAGAGACATCATGCCGTATATTGGACAGCCGATCGCCTGGACGCCCTGCGCGTACTGCAATCTGGACGGCAAAGAGAACCCCAAGAGCACGCGAGCGCGGGAGAAGGTGCGCGGCAGGATCGTGTGGATCAACGAGGAACACCACTTTTTTCTGGTAGAGGCGCAGGTCTTCGGGTACACGATGCGCGAGTGCTTCAAGTTTTGAGGTGCGCCATGGCGGGGAAAGTGAAAAGCAAGTGCTATGGCTGCAAGGAGCGGTATCCCGGCTGCCACGATAAGTGCGAGCACTATCGCGCGTGGAAGGCGGCGATCGACGCCGAGAATGAGAAGATCAGAGCAGAGAAGAAGGATTATGAAGATTTCGGCGACTATCAGTACCGCGCGGCCAAGCGGCTGCGGAAATAGAAAAAAACAGGAGGACAACATGAAAACGATTGCGATCATGAACTACAAGGGCGGCGTCGGCAAGACGGTCACGACGATCAACTTTGCGGCCGAGCTTGCGGCCGCGGGTAAGCGCATCATCGTGATGGATGCGGACGGCCAGTGCAATCTGAGCGACATTTTCCACGCAGACACGCTCCATGGCGGCACGACCTACGAGGTGCTGACCGGTGAGGTGTGCGGCTGTTGGGACAAGATCATCCAGGAGACACCCGTCGAAGACGTGGTCATCGTGCCGGCCAGTGCGGAGCTGCCAAAGGCGGACATCGCCGCTTTGACCGGCGAGCGGCTGGCAAAAAACGGCATCCGTGATTTTTGCCTCGCTGTGGCAGAGGATGAGGGCGCAGATTATATCCTCATCGACTGCCCGACCGCTTATAACGCGGCCACGGTGGCGGCGCTGGGCGCTGCGGATGAGATTATCATCCCCGTTGAGCTGGAGGGATTCTCGCTCCACGGCGCGGGCGAGATTCGCAGTCAGGTCGCCAACATGCGCACGGTCAACCCGAGACTGCGCATCGCAGGCGCGCTGATCACCAAGCGGCGCGGCACGCGCATCCAGGAGGCCGCAGAGCAGGCTTTACGCGTGAGCGGCATCCCGGCATTTGAGGCGGCAATCCCGCTGCGGGCTTCCGTGCCGGCAAGCATGTCCAACCTCAACGTGAGCAAGACGCTGCGAGGCTATGCGCCCAAGAACGCCGCGACAAAGGCGTATCACGATTTCACGCAGGAGTATCTGAGCAAGGGAGGCACGGTTAATGGCTAAGGGCAAGTTTGACATGAGCGAGTTCCTCACGCCGGTTGAGGGCGTGCCCGAATCGGGCACGATGCGGGAGATCGCGGTTGATGACATCCTCGACAACCCGCTGAACTTTTATCCGAGACCGGACGACGGAAAGCTCGCCGAGCTGATGGAATCCATTCAGGCAAACGGACTGCTGGAACCTCCGACCGTTGTGCCAGCAGAAAACGGGAAATACCGGTTGATCTCCGGACACAGCCGGATGAACGCGGTGCGGCTGCTGGCAACCCATAAGGACACCGCTGTTGCCGAGCGGTTCCAGCGCGTCCTGTGTCTGGTTTTGCCGAGCATGACGACCGAACAGGAAGAGTGCGCGGTGATCGAGGCGAACCAACAGCGCGTGAAGTCCCCCGCATTGCTGGCAGAAGAAGCAGAGCGCTTGACAAAAATCTACATCAAGCGCCGCGAGGCAGGAGAAGATTTGCCGGGACGCATTCGAGACCGCGTAGCCGAGGCAATGCAGGTCAACAAGACCAAGCTCGCCAATCTGAGCGCAATCAAGAACGGAATCAAAGTGCCGGGGATTCGCAGGGCGTGGGAAGAGAGCAGATTGCCGGAGGCCGCAGCGCTTGAGATTGCCCGCATGGACGACAATACGCAGTACCATCTGCTGGACTGGATCATCGACCACTGCCGCACATGGTCGATCAACAACGTGCGCGAGTTCCGGACCTGTTGGACCTGCTGCAAGCATAAGTGCCCGGATACCGGCGGCTTCTGCCCGAACGCCACGCGGATGTATGCCGACCACTATCGCAATGGCGAGTGGCGCTGTGCCGGCTGCTGCCGCGAATGCCTCAGCAAGAAGACTTGTTCTTCGGCGTGCCACTTTGTAATCGCAGAGCGGACACAGGAAAAGCCGGAAATGGTCGTGCCGAGAAATCCGTCAGCCGACGACCCTCGGCTCAAGAACATGACGCCGAAATTCTGCGAGCGCGTCAAGGCACTGCGCGAGGCGACCGGATTGACGCGCAAAGAGTTCGCCGAAAGTATCGGCGAGTACCCCGGCACCTACAGCGCGTGGGAGAACAACAGCCTTGCCGGTGCAGGGTCGCTGCCCAAGCTGGCCCTGACGCTTGGCACGACGACAGATTATCTGCTCGGCCTGACAGAGGAGCTTGCGCCGACCAAGGCGGTGAGCGCGCCGGAATGGTCTCCGCTGGATGCGGAGCACTGGCCGAAGGAGGGCGCGCTGGTCGTGCTGAGCTATCCGACAGGGCTGGGCGGCAGCGCCTATCTGACGGCTCGGTGCAGCGGGAGCGTGAGCGATCAGTACCCGTTTATTTCGACCGACGCGGGGATCTCGGTGCAGGATATCGTCGAGTGCAAGTGCGACAGCTGGCTGCTGATCAGCGAGAGACAGAGAGGAAAGAAATGAAGAAATCCGGGTATTTGCAGCAGAGAGACGCGAAAACGCAAGTGCTGCTGGACGTAATGCAGCGGACGATGAAGCAGTACATGCTGGACACGCTGCTGATCACAATGCACGAGGACTTTGGCTGGGGCTATGATCGCCTCAGCCGCCTCGCGGAAAAGTGGGGAGAGACGTATGACGCCTACTTCCCGGCAATGTTGAGCACCGAGGAATCGGACGTGTATCAGGAAAAGCTTGACCGGGCGACGCTCAGCTATATTGGGGGCAACCAGTTTTACCCGTTTGCAGAGCGCTATCCGGAGATCAAACAATTAGGCTATGGGCCGAGGAGAATGAAATGAAAACAGAAGAAATTTTGACCGTGCTGCGGCGCTTGAAGGTGGAAACGGGCTCGCTGGCCTGCATGGGCTGTGGCCGCGAGCACGACTGCGGTATCCACGGCTGCCGAATCGTGCGGGAGGCTGCGGAGCTGATCGAGAAGCTGACAGACCGCTGCGCGCGCTATGCCGAGGAGATCGCGGTGCTGCAGGAGCGGGAGAAGTGGGTGCCGGTGACGGAGCGGCTGCCGGAGGTGTGGCGTAACGATGAGACTTCCGAACTTGTGAACTACATGATTTACAGCCCCGATTTTGGCGTCGACATCGGTAATTATCACGCAAAAGCAAAAAAATGGCTTTGCATGGCGTTGCCTTGCACCGTCACGCACTGGAGGCCGCTGCCGAATGGGCCGGAGGTGGAGTGATGGAACGACTGACAAAAAGGATTAACGGCGTTGTGGTCTACGTTGGCGCGAAAAATCCTTACTCGACCGGACAGATCCCCTGCGAAGTTGAACCCGCCGGTGTCCGAGAGATGATGGACCGTCTTGCCGCCTATGAGGACACGGGTCTTACGCCGGAACAGTGTGAAAACGCAAAAGACATCATCGAATCTGCCTTTAGCGATGACACGTCAAAAGCAGAACGGATTCGGGAGCTGCTGACAGCCGACAAGGAGGGACGGCTGGTGGTGCTGCTGTGCAAAGTGGGCGATACGGTGTGGGCTGCCAGTGGCAAAATCATCAAGTGCGAAATCGACGAAATATACCTATGTGGCAGCGGAGGGATTGAGTTTTTTGTGTCGTTTAATTGTGACGGCGCCGGCTGTAAGAGATGCCCATTTAACAACTGGACGCAAGATTGTTCCGGTGAGTGCTACTGTGACTGTGAATACGGCAACGGCTCATTCAGGGACAGTGACATCGGTAAAACGATTTTCTTAACCCACGAGCAGGCGAAGAAAGCATTGGAGGCGATGAAGGATGAGTAAGGCTGTCATGCTGAGCATCCGCCCGAAGTGGTGCGAAAAGATCGTCAGCGGCGAAAAGACGATTGAGGTGCGCAAGACGCGGCCAAAGTTGGACACGCCGTTTAAGTGCTATATCTACTGCACGCTGCAAGGCTGTAACGAGTTTTTTCAAGTTGATCTTGGGCGTGATGTTGCCAAGTGGAACCGCGGCAAGTGGGCAGACCGCAAGGGCAAGATCATTGGCGAGTTCACCTGTGACCGGATTTATGAGCTTGCGCCCCTCAACCATGCACCGGACGACGTAGAAAAGCAAGCCTGCCTGACACGGGAAGAAATTGTGAACTACCTAAAGGGAACCGGCTACGGCTGGCATATTTCTGCCATGAAAATCTACGACAAGCCGCGAGAGTTAAGCGAGTCCCGCCGATCGTGCCCAAATAGTTGGTACTGCGAAAGCTGCGCCATGTACCGGGGAAACAACGGCACTTGCGGAAACGAGAGATTACAAATCAAGTGCGCGCCGCAGAGCTGGTGCTATGTGGAGGCGATGAAGGATGATTGATTTGAAGCCTTGCCCGTTCTGCGGCGGAGAAGCAATACTTGAAACAGTAGATGGCAACAGCCAAGAAGAGTGCTATATATACTGTCCAGAGTGTGATTTTGAAAGTGGCGTATATAGCGAATCCAAATTCATCGTCGAAAAGTGGAACAGGAGGGCTGACAATGGCTGAAAAAGAAATGCAGAGTGCAGATGTTTGCACCCACAAGAACAAAATAAAGACCAGCTTTGCAAAAATTTTTGTTTCCGGGACGACTGACAGGCCGTATTTCAACATCTTGTATTTTGACCCGGTAGATCAAGATTATCACGTTGGGTTCGGTTCATATTGCCTTGAGTACGTATTTAAGTGGCTCTCAGATGAGTTTGAAATTGAAGATGCCCCCGCCGCCGATGTTGCCCCGGTGGTGCATGGGCGGTGGGAGCAAAATGCAGATGGCAATTGGTATTGTACAAACTGCAATGAAGTTGTTGCTATCTGCGAAAGTGGCAGAGAACGGACTTATCGCAAGCCGTATTGCCCCCCAACTGTGGCGCGAAGATGGGCGGAGGTGAAAGCGATGCGGCTGATTGACAGCGATGCGGCTGCTGCCTTTGCCGAGAACTGTGGGGCAACCTTCGTTGCAAAAAAGCGACGAGACAGTACGGCCTTTCCGGAGGTCGTGACGCGGTGCAAGGACTGCGCGCACAGCACATTGCCGTCCGAGCTTACCCAGCGGTATGGAAAGCCGGGGACGCTGACGTGCCACAACAGGCATTCGCCATGCAACAGGCGCAATGTTGGCGAGAACGATTTTTGCAGCTATGGCGAACCGAAGGAGTCCAAAAATGCTGACGATCACGATTAAAGCCAACGTCCCCGCCGCTGACGCGCAGGGCATCAAGGAGCGAATCGCGATGGACATCGAGCGATACGGCGACTGCAAGGTTGTGAGCATCGTGAGCGACAGAGGGCGAGAGGAACAGATGACGATGGAAGGAAATTGGCATGCAAAAAATCAACCTGAAGAAGACCACGAAGGAACAAATGCTCAATATGTTGGAAACGGCGTGGCAGGCCAATGCAGGGGCCGACGAGGAGATCGCCGCGCTATGTGAACGAATTGAAGAACAGAACGACGCGCTTGCCAAGTGTGTCGCCGAGAAAAATGAGTTGCGCGATCAAGCGCGAGACGCAAGGGATAATGCAGAATACTGGCATGGGCGGTTTAACAACGCCTACAACGTTACAGAGGTACAGCGCAAAAGGATAAAGGAAGACGCTGATGAGCTGCGCCGTGAGCGCGTAAATGTTGAGACGATGACCAATCAAAGAGATGCGGCGATTGCGGAAAGCAAGGACCTGCGCACAAATCTCGCCGATACTGAGGCGGCGCTGGTAAGGGCAAACAGTGAAATGGCAGTGCTGCGGCATGATTTGACATGTGAGCAAGAGTCATCCGTGCATCTCGCATCAGTCTGCAGATGGCTGTCGGATCACCCGTGGCGCAACCTGTGGACGTGGGTGAAAAGAAAGCTTGGGTGCGCTTGACTGCGGGTGGCGCGCTATGGACGAATATTGTATCGTAAAGCAGAGATCAGGGCCGTTGGTCAAAGCCTTCGCGACGGATCGTGCGTGCTTTTTGCGGAAGAACGGCGAGTGCATCCGCTCCCGCTGCGGTCCGGCAATGAGCCGCACGACAGTTGACAAGCTGGAGCTGCGGCTCGCGCTCTTTGAGTACGACGGTGTTTTCTACTCGCTGACGTTTGCGCCGGAGAATCTACCGGAGAGCCGGAAAGACGTGCAGCAGATCTGGAACACCTATCTCAAGCGCCTCAAGCGCTGGGGCAGCGGCAAACCGTTTGACTACGTCTACCGCATCGAGGGGCTGCATGACAGCCTGCACATCCACGTTTTTCTACGCAATAGTGAGTATCCTGCGGTGCTCGTGCGGCGGCTGTGGGACTGGGGCGAAGCCTACGACGTTCCGTACACAAAAAAGAAGATCCTGCAAGAAGATGGATATCGTAGGCTCGCCCGATACTTCACCAAAGAGCGGCCAGAGGTCGGACAACACCCGTGGGGGCCGTCGCGGACGCTCAAGCCCAAAGTGCCGCTGCCAGAGGTTAAGACCAGCAAGACAGGCCGCATCTACGTCCCGCGGGATGCGGTCATCTTGCCGCTCGAGTACAACGAGACCAAAAGCGACTGGGGCGTGTACTCGTACAGCAAGTATTTGAGCTACTGAAAACAGCGCTTTTATTTTAGATATTGATTTCTTATTCTTGAAACCTTATGAATATTTACGGACAAACATCAGAAAGTGGTGAAAAGGCATTGCAAAACGGTGAAAAGACTGCTAAACTGGACACAAAGAACGGATTGATTGTCTGTCCCAACTGCGGGCGGCTTACATCGCAGGCCGTTCGGCCAGACACGGAGGCGCGGAATCTCGTCCTCTGGTGCCGGAGATGCAAAGCATCGAACATCGTGAATATCGAACATGGCGCGTGCTCGCTTAGTAGCCACTGCTGACAAACCCGGATCTCGGGGAGTGTCGGCGGTGGCTTTTGTTTTTGCCCGGAGGTGATAGCCCGTGAGCAGAAAAGAGCCGTGCCAGCAAGGAGGACGTATGTCGTGGGATGGGTACAGGACAGCCAGGTGGCGGAAGCTGCGGGCGAAGATCCTGCGCAGAGACAAGGGCAAGTGCAGAGAGTCGGCACGTTACGGCAAAACCGTTGAGGCAACCACAGTGCATCACATCTGGCCAGCGGAAGACTTCCCAGAGTACGCTTGGGCGCCGTGGAACCTGATCAGTTTGTCGGCGGAGAAGCACGACGCGATGCATGACCGGCTGACGCACAAGCTCACGCCGCTCGGCGAGAGTTGGCGAAGAAAAATGATCCCCCCTTCGACTTAGGGGGAGTGATCGGACGGCTTAGGAACCGAGAGCGCCCCCATTTCCGACGGCGGAGAAAAAGTGCGAGGGGGTGAGTGACAAGAAAACGCGATCGGGCGCGGCGCGTGCGCAAACGACGCGGCTGCGCGCAGACGCGCGAAGGTCACTTTGCTCCCCCACGCTCGGCGGCTTTCGTCCTGGTTGGCGGCTCCCGGCTCGGCCAGACGAAAATGGCGCGGCTGATCGTTGACGGATCGGTGGGCGCTGGAGCACCGGCGCGGACCAGAGCGGTGCCCAAATCGGACACGAGAAAATTCCCGGCGCGTTCCCCGCTCTTTGCGGCGGACATGGATGATCCTCCTTTCACGCCTCGCTCTTCGCGGCCAAGGCGAGGAGCGGGGAATGCGCCGGAGAAAATGCGGAGGTGAGGCGATGGGCCGCGAGGCCATGATCAAGGCGGATATGGAAGCGGTCGGGACGTACTCGCCGATATTTGACAAAGCGATCCACGAACTGGCGAAGCAGGAGCGAGAGCTCGCACGCGCTGAAAAGGCGTGGAAAGCTGCGGGCGGCAAAATGGTCGCCAAGCTTGTGAACAAGACGGGCGCAACGTACACGGCCAAAGATCCCAACTACGCGGTGGTCGACCAGCTGCGCAAGGATATTCTGGCGCAGCGCGCACAGCTCGGATTGACGCCCAAAAGCCTGAAAGCTATGAAAGCAAAACTCGCGAATCCCGAGGTGGAGCGGCAGTCGAAACTCGAAGAGTTGATCGACGCGGCCAAGGAGTACGCGGCCGAGAACGCGGGCAGGTACCAGGCGGATGTGGACGGGTACGTCGAGAACGTGCTTTCGGGCGAGATCGTCGCCTGTGAAGAGATCCGTCTCGCTTGTGAGCGGTATGTGCGCGACCTGGGAAACCCCAAGTGGGAATTTCGCAGTGAGCCGGCCTGCGAGGTGCTCGCCATCATCGAGACAATGATGTGCCACCAGCAGGGCGAATTCATGGACGGCCGGCCGCTGCGCGGCACGCCGTTCCTGCTGCTGCCGTATCACAAGTTCATCGTGTTCAACATTATGGGCTTTTACCGTGCCGGCACGCAGCTCAGACGCTTCACGGAGGCGCAAGACTTTATCCCGCGAAAAAATATCAAGACCACCTTCGCCGCGGCGTTGGCGTGGGCCCTGGCGCTCTACTACGCGCCGAGCGGATCAAAGGTCTACGAGGTCGGCGGCGCGCTCAAACAGGCGATGGAGGGTTTTGATTTTCTTTCGTACAACATCCGCAGGCTGCGCATTTCGACCACGGACGACCCCGAAAACGGCCTGCGAATCCTCAACAGTAATTCCGAGCACTCGATCACCGGCGATATCGGCGAAGGTGGCTTTATCAGCATCAACGCGCTGGCAGCCAGTCCGGACAAGCAGGACTCTTTTAACTGCAACATCGTCATCGCGGACGAGGAGCACACCTACAAGAGCCCGCAACAGTACCAGGTATTGAAAGACGCGACCAAGGCGTACTCCAACAAGCTCGTCATTGGCATTTCGTCCGGTGGTAAGCTGGCGCATGGCTTTCTGGCGCGCCGCGTGGAGTATTGCCGGAAGATCCTCAAGGGGACGATCACCGGCGACGCGGCCGACAGCCTGTTTATTTTCCTCGCCTGCGCGCCGCGAATGGACAGCGGCGACGTAGATTACACCAATCCGGACGTGCTGCAAGGCTGCAATCCCGGCTGGGGCCAGTCCATCCGACCGCAGGACATGATCAACGACGCAATGCAGGCCAAGGATGACCCACAGATGCGGCCTGAATTCCTGCAAAAGTCGCTGAACGTCTTCACGGCGGATCTCAAGGCGTATTTCAACATCGACGAATTCCGCGCAAGCGACAGCAAGTACAACTGGACGCTCGACGAGCTGCGCCGGCTGCCGATCCGCTGGTACGGCGGCAGCGACCTGTCGAAGCTGCACGACCTAACGGCAACGTGTCTGTTTGGCAACTACAAGGGTGTGGATATCATCATCCCGCACTGCTGGTTTCCCATCGTGGCCGCGACGCAGAAAGCGCAGGAAGACGAGATTCCACTCTTCGGCTGGAAAGATGACGGCTGGCTCGATATGTGCAACGACAAGGTGCTCAACTATTCCGACGTTGTGCGGTGGTACATCGCGCGGCGCACGGAAGGCTTTAAGCTGCGGCGCATCGGACATGACCGCAAATTCTGCCGCGAGTACTTCATTGAGATGAAAAACAAGCACTTCCCGATCAAGGATCAGCCGCAGCTGTTCACACGCAAGAGCGAGGGCTTCCGTTACCTTGAGGCGAGCGCGAAGCGCGGCACGCTGTACTACTGCCACGCCGAGCCTTTTGAGTACTGCGTGCAGAACGTGCATGCGATCGAAAAGGCCGACGACATGATCCAGTATGAAAAGATGGCGGAGCACCTGCGCATCGACGTGTTTGACTGTGCGGTGTTTGCGGCGTGCACGTACCTCGAAGACTTGGAAGCCAGCAACAAGGGCAAGGGATGGTATGACGACGATGAGAAAGGCAAAGAAGCATGACAAAGCATATTAAAAGCCGGGTGCGGAAAGCGCCGCCCCGCATCCGCGGCGATAACTCGGCGCTTGGCCTGTTTTTGGGAGATAGCTTTGACAGCCTGAGCGTGAGCGGCTATTCCTCGCTGCTGCAATCGCCGGACGCGGCGACGGGGATCGCGGTGACGGCGTCCATCATCGGTGCATCGACTATCCAACTGATGCGCAACGGCAAGGCCGGCGACGTGCGCGAGAAAAATGAACTGAGCCGGTTTATCGACGTGACGCCATACTCTTTGTCGACACGCAAGACGTTTGTCGAGTGGATCGTGACGCAGATGCTATCGACGGGCAATGCCTTTGTGCTGCCGGTGACGCAGGGCGGAAAGCTCGCTGACCTCGTCCCCATGCCGGGGGCCAGCGCGAATGCGACGGCGGATAACAGCTATCAAGTGCTGTGGAAAGGCAACGTGTTTGAGCCAGGCGAGGTGCTGCACTTCCCGTTCAACGTAGATCCGGCGCAGCCGTGGCGCGGCCGCGGCGTGACGATCCAGCTGCGGGACGTGCTGCAAAACCTCAAGCAGGCGGCGGCGACGACCAACCGCTTTATGGCGGACAAGTGGAAGCCGAGCGTCATCGTCAAGGTCGACGCGCTGGCCGATGAATTCAGCAGCGAGGCGGGCCGCAAGCGGCTCGCGGAGCAGTACCTCTCCGAAGATGAGACGGGCGCGCCGTGGATCATCCCCGCGGATCTGATCGACGTGCAGCAGGTCAAGCCGCTGACGCTGGCCGATCTTGCCATCAACGAGACGGTCGATCTGGATCGCAAGACCGTTGCCGCGACACTGGGCGTGCCGCCCTTTTTGATCGGCGTGGGCGCGTATAATCAGCCGGAGTATAACAACTACATCCGGCGCATGGTGGTCCCGCTGGCGACGACGATCGCGCAGGAGCTGACGAAAAAGCTGCTGCTCTCGCCGGAGATGTATTTCAAATTCTCGACGCGCAAGCTCTATTCCTACACGCTGACGGAACTGGCCGACGTGGGCGATGCGCAGTATGTGCGCGGTCTGATGAGCGGCAACGAGGTGCGCGACTGGCTCGATCTCGGCCCGATCGACGGTCTGGAAGAGCTGGTTATGCTGGAGAACTATATCCCGGCCGAGATGATCGGCAACCAGAAAAAACTGAAAGGAGACAGCGGCGATGGAAACGAATGACCGCAAGCAGCGACAGGTGCGCTCGCTGCCGCAGAACTTTAAGACAAGAGACGCGGACGGAAAGCTTTACATTGAAGGCTATTTCGCCGTGTTTGACTCCCCTTATCCACTGTGGGACGGCGCGGAGGAAGTTGTCAAGCCAGGCGCGTTTGAAGGCGTTTTGACGCAGGACGTGCGCGCGCTGGTCAACCACGACACGACGCTCGTCATGGGGCGCACGACAGCCGGAACGCTCCTGCTGAAGCAGGACGAGACCGGCCTTTGGGGACAAATTGAGATCAACCGAGACGATACCGACGCCATGAACCTCTATGCCCGCGTCCAGCGGGGTGACGTCAGCCAGTGCTCGTTTGGTTTTGATATCGAGAGAGAGACTTTTGTGGATCTTGGCGACGGCCGGTGTCGCTGGGAAATCGAAAAGGTCAATCCGCTGTACGAGGTGAGCGTCTGCACGTTTCCCGCCTACGAGGCGACGAGCGTGAGCGCCAGACGGCAGCAGCTCGAGACCATCAGGCAGCGCGAGACGCAGGTCTGGCGCGAAAATATGAAAAAAAGACTGGAGGCACACTAATTATGGCACTGCAAGTTTTGCTTTTGCGCAAGAAGCTGAACGAAAAAAACGCGGAGATCAAGGAACTGCGCAAGCAGCAGGCCGGATTTAAGAAGCGCGAGGACGAGCTCGCGGCCGACATCGAGGCTGCTGCCACCGACGAGGAGAAAACGGCGGTCGAGGAAGCCGTTGCGGTTTTTGAGGAGGAAAAGAAAAACGTCGAGGATGCGCTGGACGCCGCGGAAGAGGCTGCGCAGGATCTGACCGACCAGATCGACGAGCTGGAAAGCACCGTGCAGGATGCTGTAAACGGCGATAATGAGGGCGACGAGGCCCGCGGCCGCAAGGGCGGCATGAAGAAGAGAGGAGCAATGAAAATGCCTACTGAAACCCGTGAGAAGATCCGCGGCATTGCTGTCCGCGACCTGAGCGCGCAGATGGAGCGCGACGACGTCAAGGCGTTCCTGACGCGCGTGCGCGAGATGAAGAGCGAGAAGCGCGACGTCAAGGGCGCCGATCTCGGCATCCCCGACACGCTGCTGCCGATCCTGCGCGACACGACGGAGCGCTACAGCAAGCTGTACCAGTACATGCACGTCACGCCGCTCAAGGGCACGGCCCGCCAGAACATCGCGGGCAAGATCCCCGAGGCGGTCTGGACGGAGGCGCTTGGCAGACTCAACGAGCTGGACATCGACTTCTCCCAGATCGAGTTGGACGGCTACATGGTCGGCGGCTTTGTGGTCGTGCCTAACCCCACGCTGGAGGACGACGACAACCTTGAGCTGCTCGCCACCGTTATCGACTACCTCGGCCAGGCGATCGGCCTTGCTGTGGATAAGGCGAGCGTTTACGGCGACGGCGACAACAAGCCGGTCGGCTTTGTCCATCGCCTTGCCGCGGATAGCAAGCCGTCCTGGTGGGGTTCCAAGCAGGGGGCATTTACTGACCTGCACACGAGCAACGTCGTAAAGCTCGACCTCTTCAGCGCGGAGGGCGTTGCGTTCTTCCGTCCGCTGGTCGCGGCGCTGAGCAAGGCAAAGCCCAACTATTCCAATGGCAATCTCGTGTGGGTCATGAACCGCGCAACGCACATGGACCTCAAGGCCCGCGCGATGGCGTGGAACAGCGCGGCGATGCTGCTGCCCGGCATGGAGGACACGATGCCCATCGTAGGCGGCACGATCGTCGAATGCGACTTTATGAGCGACTACGACATCGCGGGCGGCTATATGGATCTTGAGCGCTGGGTCGAGCGCAGCGGCGCGAAGATCGAATCGAGCGACATTCCGCTTTTCATCCAGAACTGCACGATCTTCAAGGGCCTCCAGAGATTCGACGGCAAGCCGGTCTTCGGCGAGGGCTTTGTGATCGTCAACTACAACAACACGACGCCGACCACGTCGCTGAGCTTTGCGACCGATTACAACGGCGATCCGGCCGCGCTGGTCGTGACCGCGGCGAAGCCCGCAAGCGGCAAGAGCACGCTGACCGTGACCGGCAACACCGGCAGCAAGCTCAAGTACATGGTCGCCGGCGTTCCCGTCAACGTGGCCAAGGGCGCAGCCCTGGGCGAGAGCTGGAAGGATGTGCCCGTGGACAAGGGCGTTGCCGCGGCGAGCGGCAACTATGTCACCGTGTGCGACATTGACGCCAGCGGCCGCGTGATCGGCATCGGCGCGGCGCTGGTTGCCACGGCCTGATGAGAGAGGAGGCCGCGAACGATGATGACAGACGAGGATAAGCTCAAAATGCTTGAGGCCGAGCTTGATATGCGCCACGCGGACGAAAAGCGCGAGGCGCAGCTCAAGCAGCTGCTCACCGTCGCGGCCTCCCGCATTGAGCGGTACGGGATCACGCTGCGGGACGATCTGGACGACACACAGCTCCAGGTGAGCATGGCGGCGTGGATCTACCGCAGGCGCAACCAGACCGCGGGTCCGGCGCTGCCGGCCTACTTGCGCATGGATCTCCACGACCGCCTGATCCAGGAGAAAGGCGGGGAAAGCGATGGCTGAGGCTTATACGTTTTCGGACGTCGTGACGCTGATCCGAGAGGTTGAGACCGGATACGACGAGATCGGCCGCGTGCAGACCACGGAGCAGACGAGCGAGAGCTATGCCGAGATCCGCAGCGTTGGCTCGCAGGAGACCTATAACGCGCAGGCGATCGGCCTTGCGCCGGAGCTCAAGATCATCCTGCCGAGCTTCGCGGACGGCTATCACGACGAAAAGCTGGTGGAATATCTCGGGAGACGCTATCACATCCTGCGCGTCTACAAGGCGAGCGACGGCACGTGCGAGCTGACGGTCGGGCAGATGAAAGGGCCGGTGTCCGATTCCGACACCGCATGGAGGGAACGCTGATGACACTGGATGACTTTATCATCAAGACCGTGTCGCCGGTGGTCAAGCCGGTCGTGCCGAACCTCTACACCGGAGAGAGCGTGCGGTACTGCACGTTTAACTATTCAGAACTGGCGGAGGGGATCGGGGACAACGCCGCGCATCTGACGCGGGCGGTGGTGCAGGTGCATTATTTTGCGCCACTCAGGGAATCAACGATCAAAACGCGGCACGCGCTGCGCGACGCGATCGCGGCGGTGGACAACTTTACCCTGCCGAGCATCGAGAACGCCACGGACGAGACAGGACAGCACTATGTGCTGGAATTTGACGCCGTGGGACGCTGGGAGGCGGAAGACGATGGCCAGAGTTGAGTTTTCCGGCATCGATGAGCTGTTGCTCTCCTTGAAGGAGGTCGCGGAGTTGCCCGACGAGGTCATTGACGCGATGCTGGATGCGCGCGCTGACGTCGTTGTGGCGGCGCAGCGGCAGGCCGCGGAGCGGATGCTCAAAGGCCCGTATGACACCGGTGAGACCGCACGGTCGATCAAAAAGGGCAAGCCGAAGCTGCGGGACAGCCAGCGCGTCCTTTACGTGACGCCGACCGGCAGCCGCAAGCGCGGTAAGGCAAAGGCCGTGCGCAACGCCGAGATTGCATTTATCAACGAGTACGGCACGCGGAAGATCCCCGCGCGCAATTTCATTCGAACCGCGAACGAATCGTGCGCGGACGCCGCGGTAGCGGCGGAGTTTGAGGTGTACAGCCGCTACCTCGAAGAAAAAGGGCTGTAGAAAGGATTAACATGCTGTACGGAGCAAAGATGATCCAGTGGGCACCGTTTGCCGCGACCAATCCAGAGACGGCAAGCGCGCCCCCGAAGCTCGGCACGCCGGCAAATCTTGGCGCGCTGAACAAGGTGACGGAAACGATCAATTTCAACCGCACGAGCGCCTTCGGCGACAACGTGAAGAAGGTTGAGATCGTGGAATTCAAGGACGGCTCGCTGGCTGTGGAAACGCTGTATCTTTCGAACGCAAACGCAGCGGCGGTGACCGGCGCGGAGCTGGGCACGACGGACGGGGACAAAGACCTCAAGTTTGGCAGCAATGACACTGCGCCCTATGGCAGCCTCGCCTTTTACACCAACCACATGAGGGACGACGGGACAAAATACTATCAGGGCATTTTCTACCCGAAGGTCAAGGCCAACATGGAGGGCGAAGAGTACGAGACCAAGGGTGACAGCATTGTGCTGAGCAATGCCAAGCTCACATTTACCGTTTTTGAGCCGCTCTATGGCAAGTACAAGCACAAGAGCGAGGAGTTCGACACCGAGGCCAAGGCCGCGGCGTGGGTCAACGAAAAAATCAAGGCCGCAGCGGGCGGCTGAGAAGCGAAGAGACGCGGCACCCGCTGCGTCTCTTTTGTATTCGGAGGAAAAAATGAAGACAATTCCTTATGAACTGAATGGGCACACGTTCTATCTGTGCCTGAACGGGCAGGCGCTTTTTGACGCCTACGATAAATTCGGCTACGAGGGCTTTCTCACGAAGCACATCGAGGGGAAAAACAAGCAGAGCTTTGAAAATACGTGCTGGCTGCTTGCGAAGCTCGCCGAGCAGGGCGAGCTGGTGCGGCGGTGGCAGGGGCTCGACCGCGGGCCGATCGCACCGGAGCAGTATTTCCGCGTAAATCTCAAGCCGCTGGAGGTCTCGGACGCAAAAAAGGCCATCCGCGAGGCCATTGCGCTGGGATTTGCCCGCGAAGAGGAGAAAAACCGCGAGCGTGACCTCTTCCTCGAAGAATTGCAAAAAAAAACGAAAGAAATAACGTGACACGCGCGTGGTGGCTGGACTTGACGACGCAATTTCTCCGGCTGAGCGTCCGCGAAGGGATGCTGCTGACGGTCGGGCAGGTGCTCGACTTGCAGGAGCTTGAGACCAGGCGGCGCGGGCTGCGCAGAGAGGAGGATGAAACGTAAATGGCGACGAGGATGATCACAACGCGGCTGGCGATCGAGGGCGAAACCGAGTTTAAACGCTCCATGTCGAGCGCAAACAGCGAGCTCAAGACGCTGCGCAGCGAAATGAGCCTTGCCGACGCAGAATTCAAGGGCCAGGCAAACACGATGGACGTCCTGACCAAGAAGAATGAGCTGCTGCGCCGTGCTCAGGAGCAGCAGGCCGAAAAAGTCAGGGCCCTGGAACAGGCCGTCAAGGACGCCGCCGATGTCTACGGCGAGAACGACAAGCGCACGGACAACTACCGCCAGCAGCTCAACCGGGCAAAAAAAGAGCTGATCGACATGAACGATGCGCTGGATGACAACGAGAAGTATCTCGACGAGGCGCGCAAGAGCGCCGACAAGTGCGCGAAGTCCATCGATGAGTTCGGCAAAGAAACTGACGGTGCGCAGAGCGGTATCGAGAAGTTTACGGACGTTCTGCAGAACGGTTTTAGCGTCAAGGGCAAGGGCGGCGACCTGCTGGGAATGCTCACGAACCTCAAGGGTGCGCTGGTTGGCGGCGCGATCGTCGGCGGGCTGAAAGCTGTGAGCGATGCCATTATCGGAGTGGTCGACGATACGGCAGAATACCGCAAGATCATGGGCACGCTGGAAACCAGCTCGAAAGAGGCTGGTTACACAACCGAGCAGACGGCAGAGGCCTACACCCGACTGAATGGCGTGTTGGGCGACTCGCAGACGGCGGCGACGACCGTGGCCAACTTGCAGGCCATCGGGCTGGAGCAAAGCGACTTGATGACGCTGGTCGACGCGACGACCGGCGCGTGGGCCACCTATGGCGACAGCATCCCGATCGACGGCCTGTCCGAGGCTATCAATGAGACGATCCAGACCGGCAAGGTAACGGGCACGTTTGCCGATGTGCTCAACTGGGCGGGCGAGAGCGAGGACGACTTCAATGAGAAGCTCGCGGCGGCAAATACTTCGTCCGAGCGCGCGCAGATCGTGCTGGACCAGCTCTCCAAACAGAACCTGCCGCAGGCGGGCCAGGCATGGCGAGACGCCAACGAGGATATCATCGAGTACAATGAGGCGCAGGGCGAGCTGGACGAGGCGATGGGCCGCCTGGGCGAGGCGCTTGCGCCGGTGGCTGCGAAGATGAAAAGCGTGTTTGCAGGCGCGGTGAACATCGCGGCCGACGCTGTGACCAAACTGATCGGCTTTGTCAACAGCGCGATCGACGCCTTTAAGAAGCTCGCCGGCGTGGAGGAAAAGCAGAAGACGACTAAACCCAAGGGACAATCCAAGACCACAAACAAGACGACGCCTACCGTGCGGGAGTACGCCAACGGCCTTGATTACGTCCCGTATGACGGCTATCCGGCGATCCTGCATGAGGGCGAACGCGTGCTGACACGACGCGAGGCGGACGACTACCGCAGCGACCGCGGCAGCAGCAAGCCGGCTGACATCGTCATCAATTTGACGACCACGCTGGACGGCAAGACTGTGAGCAAGACGGTGACGCGGTACCAGCAGCAGGACCAGAGGGCAAGACAATGAAGAATTTTACTTTCAAGATCAACGGCAACGACCGCACAGCGCTTTTTAACCAGTACGGGTTCAGCGCGGGCATTACGCCGGTATACAGCGACGAGATCGTGACGATGGACAAAAAGCGGCACAGCGCGGTGATCCGCTGGCAGAGCTGGTGCAGCGCACAGCTCAACGACATCACCGACGCAGAGGTGGCGGCGCTGGCCGCAGATCTGCGCGGTGCGACGCTGAGCGTGACCTATGAGAACCCCGCGCTCGGCAGCACGCCGGTGACGCAGGATATGACCGTGGACGGGCTGGAACTCGCGTATTTGCTGCGCGACCAAACGGGCCGATACTGGAGCGGCAAGACGCTCAACTTTACGCAGAGGTGAGCGCATGCACAGTGTAAGTGATTTATGGCGGACGCTACTTGCCAGTCCAGGGCACCGTAAGGAGGTCAAACTCGTGATCGCGGGCGTCACCTACGGCGAGGACAAGATCGTGGATGGAACGCTGCGGATCGACGGCGGGCTGTACTCCGACTTTGGCATCGGCAACTGCTGCGCGCGGCAGATCGACTTTGAGATCTATCCGCAAGGCGATATCCCCCGGCAGGCGAAAATTGAGGTTTACGCGCGGCTTGTATTAGGCGAGCAGGTAAGCGAATGGATCCCAAAAGGCGTTTTCTATTTCGCAACGCGAAAAACCGACAGAAAAACGGGCGTTTTGAGCGTGCACGGGTATGATGCGATGCTCAAAGCAGAGGAGACGTGGCTCGACAGCAGCTATGACGCGGAGACATGGCCGATGCCGGCGGCGACGGCGGTCAATGATATCGCGGCGCGCATGGGCGTGGCGGTGGACAGCCGCACGGTATTGGATGCGGCGTTCCCGGTGCAGTACCCGGTGGACGACGAGGGCGATATGACGATGCGAGAGGCATTGTCTCGCATTGCGGTTGCCAACGCTGGAAACTGGACCATCACGGACGAGGGGAAGCTCCTGCTGGTAGGCTTGAACTCCATGCCCGCTGAGACCAATTATCTTATCACGGAGAGCGGCAGCGCCATCACCTTTGGCGGCGTGCGCATCCTCGTGTAAGGAGGGCAATATGGACAAAACCTATTTAGGGCGGCGGCTCGCGGACTTTTCCCCCGGCATCGCGTCGAAGCCTATTACAAAGGTCGAGCTGCTCGACGAGAACGGCGATGTGGTCGGCGTGTCCGGATCGGACACCGGACGGACGTTGACGGCCTTGCAGCCGGACGGCACAGATGCGATGGCGGCGTCGATCCTCGCCAAAGTCTCCGGCTACAAGCACATCGGCTACGATGGCCGAAAGGCGCTGCTTGATCCTGCGGTGGAGATCGGCGACGCGGTGACGGTAGACGGGCTTTATGTGCCGCTCATCGCGCTGGACATGACGTTTGATCCAATGCTCGCGCCGGACATCTCCGCGCCGGATGCGGACGAGATCGACGACGAGTACCCTTACAAATCGCCGACGCAGCGGCAGATCGAGAGGAATTTTGCAAAGGCGCGCTCGCTCATCACCAAGACGAGTGAAGAGATCAACCTCCGCGTGGAGGGTATCGACGGGAAGTACACCGAGCTGAAGACCACGCTGGACGGCGTGACGATTACCGACGCGAGCGGCACAACCAAGATCAAGGGCAGCAGCATTGAGACGGGAAGCATTGCAGCAAAGTCTATTAGCGCGGATAAGCTCAACCTGACCGGGGCTATTACCTTTAGCGATCTCGATGCAAATGCGCAAAACAGCATTAACACGGCAAATAGCAACGCAAGCACAGCCATCACAGCGGCAGGTAACGCACAAACGGCGGCAAATGGCGCTGTGCAAAAAGTATCTGCATGGGAATATCCCGGCTCGACATACATTGACGGCAGCAAAATCATGACAGGTACAGTAATGGCCACTAAGCTGCTCGGCGGCACGGTGGGCTTGCTCGCATCCGATGAGAGTATTGTCGGAGCGCTGAATTTGGCGTACACGACTACGGGCATCGGCCTCGGCATCCTAACCAGTCAGGGGGGTATTCAAATCCAGTCGGCGGGCAATCTGTTTCTGTCGGCCGGTACAGGCGGCAATATCACGGTGCAGTCCGGGCGCGTGCAGCTCGGCTCGGCGGCGCTATGCCTTGCATCTGCAAGTTATGGCTATAGCGCACCGTCCGGCGCGGGTGTTGATGGGCAACTCTATATCCAGCTGGTGAATAATTGATATGGCTAATTTATGGGTAACCATTACGCCGGACCCAAACGACGGGACGAAAGCAACCGTCAGCGGAGAGTTTTCCGGCGGTGACAGTAGTTATTCGTACGCGAAGCGCATCCGCGTTTCCGTAACAGGTGCCGGAGAATACTATTTCACGTCGCCACAGGCGAGCGGCGGGTACAACACATTTTCCGGCGTTATCACTGGACTAACCCCCGGAACGTCTTACTCATGGTTCGCATGGTTGCAAGTAATGCGCCCGGGTGGATTTGGCGGAGACAGTTTTGAGCAAAATGGTTCATTTACCACAGCTCCGCCCGCGGCCCAAACGTACTACGCGCAAATCGCGTTTAATGCGAACGGCGGTTCCGGCGCTCCTGCGACGCAGAGCGTGTCACAACAGAGCACCACCTCGTACGTTGAGTTTTACATTCCATACACTACGCCCACAAGACCAGGATATGTTTTCGGCGGATGGACGCTGGGCGGGACAACGGGACAGGTCTATCCGGCAGGGGCAAAAATCACCGTATACGGACATAACTACCCGCCCGGACCCACGCATACGCTATACGCGTACTGGACGCAGGACACATCCGGTGGTATGTGGCTATTCGAAAATAATCGATGGGCAAAAGGCGCTCCATGGATTTACACAGGCGGCAGATGGGTAAAAGGCATCACGTGGTTATACACAAACGGTATCTGGAAACGAGGTGGATAAAACATGGAACAGGCAATGCAGGCAATGCGCACGGCGTTTGACGTGCTGGATACGGTGACGATCTCCACGGCGGAGGTTGACAAAATGTACACGGTGCGCAACGAGCTGCGCAGGGCGTATGCAATCCTCGCGCAAGAGGTCGAGCGCGCAAGGGTTGAGCAGGACGCGAATAGCGGAAAGGAGGTAACCGATGGCGGACAAGACGATCAGTGAGCTGACACAGGCAACACAAATCACCAACGATGATATGTTTGTCTTGCAGCAGAACGGTGAAGCCAAGAAGCTGCTCGGCATGACGCTGCTGGACTTTGTCACTCTCAGCGTGGTCAAAGTCACGGTGACGACGCTGCCCGCCGGAAATCAGGCGACGGCGACCTATGACAAGACCACCGGCACGCTGGCACTTGGCATCCCGCAGGGCGAGAAGGGCAAGACCGGTGACAAGGGCGACACCGGCGACACCGGCCCGCAGGGTAAGCAGGGCATTCAAGGCATCCAAGGTGAACAAGGCATTCAGGGTGAGAAGGGCGCGACCGGCCCTGCAAACACCCTGATCATCGGCTCGGTCACGTCCGGCAAGGTGGCAAGCGCGACCATCACCGGCACGGCCCCGAATCAGGTGCTCAACCTTGTGCTGGAAAAAGGTGACAAGGGCGAGACCGGAGATATCGGCCCGCAAGGTAAGACCGGCGAGACCGGTAAAACAGGCCCGCAGGGGCCGCAGGGTAGCCCCGGCGCAAATGCACCCACGATTACCGGCATCACCATCCGGCAGAGTGACTATCACCTCATCGTGACGCTCTCCGACGGCACGAGCTACGACGCGGGCTATTGCCGTGGCCAGGCGGGCGCTGGTACGGGTGATATGCTGGCGGCTGTGTATGACCCTAACAACAAGCACACGGACATCTTTGAGTACGTTGACAATGCCATCAAGGACGTCAAGGTAACTACTGACGCAACACCTACGCAGGGCAGCACAAACCCCGTGCAGTCCGGCGGCGTGTACTCGGCGCTTGCCAATAAGCTGGACAAGACGGGCGACGGCAGCAACGTCACGGCGGCATTCACGGCGGCGACTACCCGCGCCAATATCGCGACGGGCGAAAAGCTCTCCGTGCTGTTTGGCAAAATCGCCAAGTGGTTTGCAGACCTCGGCGCGCTGGCGTTTAAGTCTACGGTTGCCAAGAGCGACCTCGCATCCGACGTGCAAACCTCCCTCGGCAAGGCGGACAGCGCTTTGCAAAGCTACAAGGAGACCGACCCGACCGTGCCCGAATGGGCCAAAGCCGAGAGCAAGCCGAGCTACACCAAGAGCGAGGTCGGCCTCGGCAATGTGGACAACGTCAAGCAGTACAGCAAGAGCAACCCGCCTCCTTACCCCGTGACGAGCGTCAACGGCAAGACGGGCGCGGTGACTGTGCCGACCGTGAGTGTGCCGAGTACCACCGCCATCCTCAAGGGCAACGGCAGCGGCGGCATCGTGGCAGCGACGCGCGGCAGCGACTACATCGCGAGCGGCAACATCGTCAAGCAGACGCTTGTGAACGTTGAGACCACGCCGACCGAGAACTACGCCATCGACTGGCTGTTCGGCTAAGGAGGCGCGCATGGCGAACAAAGCGATCAGCACACTGGCGGTCGGCTCGTCCGTGTACCTCAACGTCGGCGGCGTGCGGAAGGAATTCCTCGTCGTGCATCAAGGCTTGCCGAGCAGCTTGTATGATGCGAGCTGCGACGGAACTTGGCTGCTGATGAAGGACTGCTACGAGAACAGACAGTGGAACAGCTCCGAATCCAACGTTTATGAAACCAGCACGGTCAACACTTACCTTAACGGGCCGTTCCTCAGCCTATTCGACAGCAATATCAAGGATGTCATCAAGCAGGTCAAGATCCCGTACCGTAAGAACGGCGGCTCCGGTGGCACTGACCAGAGCGGCGCGAACGGTCTGTCCGCGAAGATATTCCTGCTGTCGGGTTATGAAGTCGGCTTTACGACCAGCGACTTCCCTTACTTTCCAATAGATGGCGCAAAGCTGTCCTACTTTGAGTCTGGGACCGGCGCGTCCGCCAAAAATAAGCGTATTGCGTACCTGAACGGCTCGGCCGCCCTCTGGTGGCTCCGCTCCCCGGACACCAGCGTCACCGACGAGGTGCTGGGCGTCTACTCCGACGGCGACCCCTACAATCGCCGCCGCGCATCCCTCTCGCTCGGTATCCGCCCCGCTCTGATCCTCCCGTCCACCACCCTCGTGGACGACAGCGGCAACGTTGTCACCGTCGACCTCACCGCGCACAAGACGCTCGTGGGCGGTACGGCCTACACCGTCAAGGGCGGCAAGTGCCTGGTAAACGGCACGGTATACAACATCCTCAAGGGCAGGACGCTGATTGACGGCACGGGGTGGGATATTACATTCCCGAGCGCAGGAACGAAGCTGTCGACGCTGGATGTCGGGCATTCCGTGTACCTCAACGTTGGCGGCGTGCGGAAGGAATTCCTTGTGGTGCATCAGGGCCTGCCGAGCAGCCTGTATGATGCGAGCTGCGATGGAACTTGGCTGTTGATGAAGGATATCTACGAGCATAGGCAGTGGCACAGTCCGAACATTAACAGCTACAAGGAATCCGCCATCCACAGCTACCTGAACAGCACTTTCCTGAATCTGTTCGAGAGCAATATTCAGGCAGCAATCAAACAGGTCAAGATTCCGTACGTCAACGAAGCAGGCAGTTCAGCCGTTGCTTCTGGGGCGAACGGACTATCGTGCAAAGTCTTCCTTCTGTCCGGGTACGAGGTCGGTATTGGCGGCAAGACCTACCTTCCACAAGACGGCGCTAAACTAAGCTATTTCAACCTGAACATAGGAATGGACCCTAAACGCATTGCGTACCTGAACGGCTCGGCCGCCCCCTGGTGGCTTCGATCCCCGAGCACCAACAGCGTCTACTACGCGTGGAACGTCAACTCCGGCGGCGGTTGCGACAACGGATTCGACGTAGGCCTCTCGTTCGGTATCCGCCCCTGCATCATCCTCCCGTCAGACGCCCTCGTCGATGAAGAATACAATCTTATTGCTTAAAGGAGTGATTACATGGCAACATACATCAAAGTCAATAACACCGAATACCCCGCGACCATCACGGGCATCCTCAAAGACCGTGAATGGGGCGAGCGCGAGGTCAAGAACATCCGCCTGACGATGACCGCCACGGGCGCGGCGGCGCTGCTGCCCGACAACACGCCGTGGAGCATCGTGCAGCGCGACATGGTTCCCAAGCTCGACGCGGACGGCCAGCCCACGGGCCAGACGGAAGAAATCGTCAACGAGTGGGACAACAGCGCGTACAGCCTGAGCGGGGCCATCACCGACCACCGCGACGGCACGGTCAGCATCAAGATGGGCAAGCCCACGGAGACCGAAAGCGCCAAAGCGACCGTCACCGCCCTTGCGGGTGAGCCGGTCACATACGCCCGCGCGGTGGAGCTGCGCCCCATTATCGAGCAGTCAACAGTCAGCCTGAGCGACGGCGAGGCGGCAAGCGTGCCGGAACTCATCACGGCATGGGCGTATCCCGTCGCTTACGCTGAGGGCGACCGCAGAAGCTACGGCGGCAAGGTGTACAAGTGCCGTCTGGGTCATACCTCGCAAGCCGACTGGACGCCGGACAAGACACCGAATCTCTGGGCGGTCATCAACGTCGACCACGCGGGCACGCAGGCAGACCCCATCCCGGCAAGCCGCGGCATGGAGTACGAGTACGGCAAATACTACCTCGACGGCGAGGACGGCAAGGTCTACCTCTGCGAGCGCACGGGCGAGGCCGCGGGCGGCAAGATCACGCTGCAATACCTGCCGCACGAGCTGGTGGGAAATTATTTCAAGGCGGTGTAATACGCCGCAGAAAGGGAGCGGGATATGGATAATGCAAAACATTATGACGACGCGGCAATCGCCCTGATCGAATCGAGGTGCAAGAGCAACACGCACCGGATCAACGAACTGACGGAACATCAGGTGGCGCTGGACAGGCTGGTGACGTCGGTTGAGGTGCTGGCCACAAAACAAGAGACCGTGGAGGGCGACGTCAAAGAGATCAAGGAGGACGTGAAGACCATCACGGGCAAGGCGGGGAAGCGCTGGGACGGGCTGGTCGACAAGGCTCTCGCCGTGCTTGCGGGGGCGTTCATCGCGTGGCTAATCTCGGGAGGGATGGCATGATGGATGATTTTGAAGAGGTGGCAGTTGCCATCATTGCGGGCGCTGCCTTGCTACTTGGCGCGGCGGCTGCCATTAAGGGCATCCGCGAACTTTGGATGTGGTGCATGGCATGAAGAAGCTGAAAGAACACTGGGGCAGGATGAAAAAGCGGGATAAGTACATATCCATCGCCATTTTCAGCCTGACGTGGTACACCGTCGCCTCGCTCACCATGACGGCACTCGACGTGCCGCCGCCGGATGTACTGACGGAACGGTGGTTCAAGGCATGGACGACGGAGCTTGTCGTGGTGGCAGGCATTAAGATTTCCAGAAAGGACGACACAACACTATGAATAACAATTTGCTGAAAAAGAGACTGGCGAACCTGTGCAGCGTGAAGAGCATTGTGACGATCGCCGCAACCGGCGCGGTGATCTACGGCTTTGTCGTTGGCAAGATCACGGGCGAGCAGCTTATGCTGATCTACAGCTCGATCATCGCGTTCTACTTCGGTACGCAGGCGCAGAAGAATCAGGACGCCATTGACAAGGGGGCGTAAACATGGCGAGAGCAGAAGATATCCTCGCCATCGCACGCAAGGAGATCGGCACGGTGGAGCAGCCGGGCAACCGGCAGAAGTACGGCAAGGCATACGGCATGGACGGTGTGTACTGGTGCATGCAGTTTGTGTGGTGGTGCTTTCAGCAGGCGGACAAGCAACTATTTTACGGCGGTGGGAAGACCGCGAGCTGCGGCGAGCTGATGAACTATGCCAAGTCTCACGGCCAGTGGGTCACGTCCGGCTATCAACCGGGCGACGTGCTCATCTATGACTTTCCAAATACGAAGGTCAAGACCGACCATACGGGCATCTGCGAGAGCGTGAGCGGTCAGTATGTAACAGCTATTGAGGGCAATACATCGAGCGGCACGGCGGGCAGTCAGGCCAACGGCGACGGCGTATACCGCAGAAAGCGCAAGCTCTCGCTTGTGCTGGGCGCATACCGTCCGAAGTATGAGGCGAGTTACCGCGAAATGCTCAAGCAGCGTGCTGGGCTTGAGGACAAGACGATGGACTATCTCGCGGCGTACAAGTACGGCGCGGACCTCATTAGAAAACTCGCCGTAATGAAGTAATTTGTTGGAGCGGGCAAAAAAGTAAGGAAGGAGCACGGACGGCGAAAGCCACGCGCAAGCGCTCTGCAACGTCCCATACGGGGCATGGACGGTCAGCACAAGCGTATCCGGGCGGAGTTATCCGCAATGGCTCCACGGCGAGCCGTCGAATATATCTTATCCTTCGAGCTGCCAGCGGACGAGGCGGCGTGTCTTATTGAGTGCGACGTGCGGCGCAAGAGCTACGCGCAAGTGTGCGAGGCGCTGCACCTGTCGCCGGAGGCGGTCAACCGCTGCCGCAGGCGGGCATACCAAAAAATAGTAGACGGACAAAGAGAGCACCGAGGTTAATCGGTGCTCTCTTTTTGCGGTTATATAAGGTCTTTTGGATTCACGCCGAGAACGTCGGCAATGGCGATCAGGTTTCTTGCGGTTAAATTACCGGCGTCGGCGTCTCCCATTTCCACGCGCTGAATCTGGCGGCGGTTTACGCCGGATTTGACAGCAAGGTCGGTTTGCGTGAGGCCTGCCATGCGGCGCGACCATTCGAGTTTTGAAATCGGGCGGTTATGGCAGTCGTGCCCGTAATTGACCAGCGAACAGGCAGTGCAATCGCTTTCTGCAAACTGGCAGTCCGGATATTTCTTCCCCATAGTACACCTCAAGCGTCAAGCTCTTCCGCGCCGCCGTTACCGGCGTCAACCAGATCGACAATCTCGCGAAGACAAGCAGCGGGGTTTTCTTCGCCGCCCTCCCAGCCGTTCGCAATGGGGTCACCGCCATCTTTGAGAGCAGCCAGCGTGTCGAGCACGAGGCCGCGATCAAAGTCACTCAGATAATAAACGCATTCGCCGTCTTCGTTCAAAATGGCAAGATGCAAGCCGCCAGCGTTGTCTTCAAACATTCGATACGTGTACTTCATGGCTATTTCCTCCTGGGAGTTTCCCTTTTGTTTATGTTTCTATTGTACGCTAATATTAGCGCGCAGTCAAGAGCTTTTTTAGGATTTTACAAAATATTTTTTGACCAAATAATGACCAAACAATGACCATTTTCAGGGCGCGATCCACGGTATGATTGAGGCAACAAAAGGAGGTGCGCGCATGGACCAGTTTGCAATCGCCGGATACAGCGGCGGAAACTGCATGATGTGTGTTATCGACAACGGTGATATTT